CGTGGTCTTTGCCCTAAATGGAAGTATCTCGTCAAATACCAAGGCATGAGTGAGGAAGACGCAAAGGCATTTACTGGTGAGATTGGCGGAGTAGCCCTTGACGCAGACCTTGGTGAGTAATCGTGAAACCGACTGAAGAAATTGCTGTGCGTCTCGTAGGGGGCGCACAGTCTGCTTATGTACAAGAACTCTCCTACTTCTTTCTCAACCTGCTTGATGAGGTAGTACGCACCAATGGCGCAGTCATTAGAGGTCGAGAGATTGCAGACTTTGAACGTCTCTCTAGGCTCTCTCGTGAGGAAGCTCTCGCGATCTACTACAAGTACCGCCCAGCCATCGACAAGCAAACACGTGAGGTCTTGAAAGAAGCTCTTAAAAAGACTGATGATGCGCTTGTAGGGCAGTTTGTACGAGCGATGGGCTTACGCCGTCACATGACCAATCTCGCAACTATCATCGCTGCTCAGACGGCACAGGGTATGAATGAGGTCTTAGAGCGTCAAAACATTGCTCTTGCTAAAGACCAAGCAGCACTCTGGTATGACGTAACCGCTGAAGCAATAGCGCGTCATCAAGCTGGAGAGCCAACACGAGCTGTTATGGAGCGTGGTGTTACAAGGCTTGCCAACTCTGGACTAGAGACTATTGACTACATTAGCGGTACTAAGACAACGATTGATGCAGCTCTAAGACGTCACATTGTCTCCCAGGCTAACCAAGCAAGAAACCGTCTACTCATGCAACGTATGAATGAGTGGGAATGGGACTTGGTCTTTGTGGACGCACACTTTGGAGCACGTCCAAGCCACGCAGAATGGCAAGGCAAAGTGTATTCCAGGAGCGGTAGAAGTACCGAGTACCCGTCTCTTGTTGACGCTACAGGTTATGGCACGGTGACAGGTCTCTGTGGTGCTAACTGTGTTGTTGGCGATACGAAAGTATCAGGCCCTAACGCTTTAGCAGCCTATAGGCGTAAGTATTCCGGGGAGATTGTCACAATACGGACGGCACTCGGCCATAACCTTACTGTCACCCCAAATCACCCAATACTTACCCCTCATGGATGGGTTGCTGCAAATAAGCTTAGCAAGGGAGACTATGTATTTAGCCGTGTCAATAGTGACGGGATGCCACTGGGTGTTAGACCAAACAAGTATGAGAGAGAACCCTCTATCAAGAATGAGTTTAACGCGCTCGGGGATACGTTCGGCGTCAACTCCTTTCTTGGGTCTACCACTGATTTCCACAACGACGGAATCAAAAATCAAAATGTCGACATTGTATTTGTCGATAGCAAATTGATGAGAAACGCTGACTCCAAGGCTCTTAAACATTTCTCCGAGGCGAGCCTCTTCAATGCTTCCAGGTTTTCCAATATTAGCTTTGGTTCTAGCTCTCTTACAAAGGTCGGAATGAGTCTTTTTAGTTCCTCTGACAGCATCATGAGCGGGTTTGCAAATAAGGCTTCTTTCTTTAGGAGAATATCTAGACATCTTTCTCTTCATGGCCAAACTGCGACTTTCGGGATTGATTCCACGTTCCTTAAGCCTATTAGTGATTGTTGTTTGGGAAACACCAAGCTGCTGGGCGATAACAGTTTTATTGAACCCTTTATTCCAAAGATCAACGACACGTTCGATATCAACACTCTTCTTACGTCTATCGGTCTTCAAGCCAAGAGCTTTGAGTTCGCTGGCGATAATCCTATCCCGGCATCTGAAATGCTTTCTCATAGTTCTGATAGAAGCCCCTTCATTGTAGAGCCTGACGAGATCATCAGTGTTGATACTCGGATGTGGTCTGGGCATGTATATAACCTTTCAACAGAAAATGCCTGGTATTTTGCTAATTCTATTGTAACACATAACTGCTACCACTACATGACACCTTATGTTCCCGGATACTCCGAGTTGCCAGACATGGACTACTCAGAGCAAGAGCGCATCACGGGTATGACCAGTGATGAGTACTACGCAGCTACACAAAAGCAGCGCAGATATGAGCGTCTCATTAGAAGTCAGAAAAGAGAGATCGCTTATCTTCAAGAAGTGAGGGCAGACGCGGTAAAGCAGCGCATTAGACTTGGTGAGCTGCAAGACAAGCTGCGCCAGTTTACACATGACAACCACCTGCGCCGTGATTATGAGCGAGAGCGTGCCTGGGCAGTTAGTAAACAGCCTAGAGCGTTGAAAGCACCACAGGCATATACAGCTAGTGCAATTACAACAGGCAGTGAGTTTACCAGTAATAGTTGGAGCTTTACGAAAGAGTATGGCGCAATTTTAGACAAAGATGGCAATGTAATTGGAGATGTCATCACAGGAGAAGAAACTTCCATTACTTTTACTTTGCCTGAAGGCTATAAATGGGAAGACCTGCAAGCAACACATACTCATCCCTATGAGTATGGTGGTACTTTCTCAACAGGAGAAGATAGAAAAGGTGATATATACCATCTAACACATGCAAATTTGATATCGCATACAGCTATTTGCCATGAAGGAACGTATCACATTGAGCGAACAGAGAACTCAAAGCAAATGGAATTTTATGATGCTGCAAGGGCTGCTGAACTTAAAGCTGAAGAAGATGCCTTTAACATCGTTTATGATTGGGCTGAGAAAGAAGGAAAGACACCGTTTAATGGCTTCCCACAAAGCGAGCTCAATGAGATGCAAAGAAAGAAAAAGGCTGAATTGATGCATAAGTGGTTTTCTGAGAATGCTAAAATATATGGGTACACCTATTCGTTTACGGCAGCTGGAGAATAGAATGCAAGAAGCATATGTTTTAACGCCTATCATGGCTCATTCAACTCCAGATGATTGGGTTGAAAGAATCGCTAAGCGCAAAGGTGAAAAAGACTTGAGGAAAATTGCTCAAGGATTTCTTGCTCCAAAAGACTTTGAGAAATGGCTCAAACGCCACCCAGAATATAAAGCTTAACTCCTAGCCCTGCTACAAGCGGGGTTTTCTTTTAGCTGTTAACACTCACAGACAATTCTTTCAGCGCAGGAAAAGGACCTGCGATTGACTGAAAGGATTTGGTCTATGCATCGTAATGGATCTCCTGCACCAGACGAGGTCACAGAGGAAAAGAAAGACTCTGACACCCAAGACTCTACGCAGGAAAACCAGTCCCAGGACCAAGTAGCAGAAGAGGAAGCATCTTCCCAGGACTCTGCTGCAAGCGAGGACACAAGCGCAAACGTAAACACCCACAAGCTAGAGCGTGACTTGGCTAATCGTGAGAAGCGCATCAAGGAGCTGGAAGCAGAGCTCGCAGAGTCCAAGAAGTCTATGGCTTCTTCTGATGAGCGTATCTCTGCCATTGAGAAACAGCTCAAAGACTCACAGGAAGCCAAGGAGAAGGCAGAAGTTGAAGCAAAGCTTACTTCTGCTGGCTGCATTGACTTGGAGCTTGGTAGAGCTGCTCTGGCTGCTCTAGAGGGTGACGTTGCCAAGCTTAAAGAAGCAAAGCCATATCTCTTCCAGTCTGAGCCAAAGAGCGTGAACACTACCGGCAAGCCCGCTGGCAGCTCTTCTGGCATTGCTCGCAACATTAAGGAAGGATTAGGAAAATAAATGATTACTCTTGCTGACCTCGCAACTAACTCTGGCGATAAGCTCACACAGGGCTTCATCAATGAGCTTGTCACCGACAACTATCTGCTCGGTGCGCTCACCTTCGACAACTGCATGAATGCTTCTGGCACCTCTGACTTGGTCTACGGCTATAAGCGCGTTAAGACTCCATCTTCTGCAGCATTCCGTGCTCTCGGTTCTGAGCCTGTCGCATCTGAGCCAACCGTTGAGAAGAAGACCACCACTCTTGGTATTCTTGGCTCTACGTTCCAGATGGACCGCGTTGCCAAGGCTGCTGCAGATGACCTCTACGAGATGCGTCTTGAGGAAGCAAAGAACGCAGTCTCCCGTAAGTTTAACGCCAGCGTCTTTGCTCCTACCAAGGATGCAAACGGCTTTGACGGTCTTGCAGCTGCTCTGAAGACCACCTCTACTGAGATGACCTCTAAGACTGATGTCAAGGTCACCACTAAGGAAGCTGCTCTTGCTTACCTTGAGGAGCTTGACACCATGCTCTCCAACCTCATGCGTACTCCTGATGTACTCATGATGAACGCAGCTCAGTACACCAAGCTGAACGCACTTCTGCGTGTTGTTGGTCTTGGCACTGAGTCCAAGGAGACCGCTGGCAATGTTGTCCAGGCTTACAACGGCATTGCTATCCATGAGGTCCGTGACGGCTCTATCACTGACGGCTCTATCTACGCTGCTTGCCTTGGCATGGACGGCTTCCACGGCATCACCCTGAATGGTGATAATGCATTCACCGTTGCTCTGCCTGACTGGACCACTCCAGGTGCTGTCAAGAGCGTTGATGTTGAGTTCGTCTGTGGTGTTGCATTGAAGGCAACTAAGGCTGCTGGTGTCTTGAAGCCTAAGGCTGCTTAATGACAGTCCCAAGCCTTACATACGACTTCTACCGCAACACGTATAAAGGCTCTCTTGGCGAGGGTGAGCTAGACGCTCCCCTCGTCAAGGCTCAAGCACTGCTTGTCTCAATGACTGGTGAAGAGGTCCCTGAGAAGTACAGCGAGAAGTGGCTTCTTGCTCTCTGTGCTCTATGTGACAGAGTAGCTGGTAAAGACACACGTGGAATGGTTAAGAGTGAGAGCGTAGGTAGCGTGTCATACACCTACACAGACGCTCAAGCAAGCGTCTCTGACCTCTCCTGCGTGTATCCCTTCTTAGTTGGTACAGGTCTTCTGTGGAGGGGTATCCAATGATTGCCTGGGATACTGTCACCGTTTGGCACAAGCAGGATAAGGGGTTCACGCGATCTATCTATCAAGGCGTACACGTTGAAGAGAAGCTCGCTAATACTGCTTCAACCGTAGGACCACAGAATGCCAACGTGCTTAAAGTGTGGTTCTTCAGAGACCCAGGTCTCAAGGCTGGTGACTTCGTTATTCGTGGCATCAGCTCCGAGGAGAAGCCAGTACCAGACGCACGTATGGTGCGCTCTGTAAACCCTTATTCCACTCACCACGAGACCCATCATGTGGAGGTAGAAGCCAGATGAGAATGCGTGTGGTTGACGTTGATGTTGAACGTTGCAAAGACAAGGTCTCAAACGCTGTAGAAGCTGCCCTTGGCATTGTTGCAGAAAATGTTCTAGCTGACTGTAAGACTTATGTCCCTTACGACTCAGGAGCCCTTCAAGGTTCTGGCGCTACCCGTCAATCTGGTAATGCTGCTTATGTTGAGTGGGGCGCAGGAGACGCAGCAGCTTATGCACGTGTTCAGTACTACTCAACACACAACCACAATACGCTTCAGAATGCCTTGCACGCCCCCAATGCCTGTGACCACTGGTATGACCGCTGCGCAGGTGTAAGAGGTAATGCATGGCAGCAAATGTTCGCAAAAGTTCTTGGAGAGAAAGTTGGAGGGGCATGGTAGACATCGCTCAAAGCGTTACTGACTGGCTAAAAGACATTCTCACGGGTATTCCTGTCGAATATGGTCAGTTCCCCAATGGCACTGGAGCTGCACAAGCAATGCTTAAGGCTGCGCCAGGTGAGCCTTGGGTACTTCATTACTGTTCTGGCGGTGGTATTAAGCAGTTCCCTTACGAGGTGTATCTGCAGACACGCCCACTAGACGAGCAGGAGCGCATTGACGGTCTTGCCATGCTGCGTAAAGTCCAAGCTGCCATTGAAGACGGTGGTGCACCAGAGGGCGTTGTTGTTTACGCTCACGATGTCACCACACTGCCATCTCCCTTCAGTGTTGGCGAGGATGGAGTCGCAACCTACCAGCTTATCGCCCAAATCAAGTACAGGGTTTAACCCTTAAAGAAAGGAAGTACTATGCCAGATACACCAGCTGTTGTACAGCCAACAGAGACACAACGCACGCCTGTCTCTATCTATGAGATTCAGCACTGGATTAAGTTCCCTGGACAGACGAATTTTATCCGTGTAACCGAGACCACCAAGGCAGACCCAGAGCGTGAAGCAAAGTCTTATGAGCCAACCTATATCGACCGTAAGACCCAGCCTAAGTACAACCTAGGCAAGACTGATACCTTCAGCTTTGAGGTTGACGCTATGGGACCTGGTGGCATTCAGAAGATTCTTGCAAGTTATGAGGATGTTCTAGACGTACCTGTTGAGTATGTCCGCACTTGTGGTTATGACTTCAAGGCAGGTAAGGCTTGCGAGAAGACCGCTCTCGTTGCTAAGCATGCAAAGGCAACGCTGAATGTCTCGCCATTCTCCGGCTCTGATATTGCGCCTATCAAGATTGCCTTCAAGGTTGCAATTACCGATGAGTACGAGTATGGCACCTTCAACTATGACACTGCAGCATTTACCAAAGCTGCATAGACATAGTCCCCATTCCTCTCCTCTCTGGGGAAGCACCTGGCATACGCTGGGTGCTTTTTTATTTGGCGTTACCCGTGACACAAGATATCTGCAAGGTAAACCTATAGAGAGGAACACTTATGGCACTTAAAAACTACAAGCTTGATGGCGCACCAACAGCAAAGGTAAAGATTGAGGGCAAGACCTACGAAGTCAACCTAGGCAACATCACTTTTGTTGTAGAAGCCAACTCCTGGGCAAAGCGTTTGTCATCGTTTACAGGGCTCAGCAATGATGAGGTGATGGATAACCTCACAACTCTTGCAGATGAAGC